GTCACCACGTTGCTACGAACTTTACAAGAATAGCTTGTTTGCACAAGAGCGATATACTTCTATTCAAGAAGAACGTGACATGGCCGGAAAACTTGGACTTATGTTCAATGGTGCAAAGGTTTATGTTGAGCCTAATCTTGGATTTTCATTTGTTCAATCTGATCTTGCTACTGGTGCTGCAAAAGATATGACAGGAACTGATATTGTTTTTGGTAGTTCTGCAGGTCAGTATCAAACAGATTCAAATGATTATGGAACTATTGATGCATTGTTCCTCAACAGTAAGTTGTTGTCTTTGTACTTTGATCGTGATGCTTATTTTGAAATGGGCGAGTTTGAGCGTATTAGTGGTTATGCTGCTATGGCTGCAAACATCATGACACGTACTCAGTTGGCCACAGCAAATTTGAGTGGACATGGCATCCTTATTAACGCTTTTGCAGAAATCAATACTTAAGAGGTGAAACATGGCTACTCAAAATCTTTTACAACGACTTGATACCGCAGCAAATACTACAGGTTCTTCTGCAGATGCGTCTGATCGCAGAATCGAAGAAGTATTTATTGCAGCAGAGGCAATCACACTTGGTGATGCTGTAGCATTGGATATGTCTCAAACAGCTGATAGTGATAAAGCACTTAAGGTAGTAAAGGCAGATAGCGGAACAGCTACTGATAAACTTTGCATTGGTATTGCTTTGGTTGATGCTGCAATAGGTGATAATGTTCGTGTTTGTATTCGTGGATTCTGCGAAGCAAATGTGGCTACAACTGTTGCAGGAGACTTGCTTCAAATCGGATCAACAGCAGGACAACTTGCAGTTCGTACTGTTGCAGTTGATGAGGCTGGTGCAGCAACTTTTGACTTGTATCCAATCGTTGCTATTGCTGCTGAGGCAGATACATCAAACATTGCTACTGTGTATGTATATCCACAGTTTTAATCCTTTCCCATAGTACTAGGGCTAGGTTATTCTTTTGATTAGCCTAGCCCTTTTTTACAGGATACAACATGAATCTACGAGAGATAAGACAGTACATAGCCAACATCATTGACTATGATCCATCGTCAAACAAAGAGTACACAAAACAGATTGACGATGTAATCAATCACCATTATCGCATGTTGTTTTCCACAAAAGAGTTTACGTTTGCACAGCGTGAGCGTAAGGTAATGGTGTACACAGATGTGACTGTATCAGCTACAGGAACATATAGTGGTTCTACTAATAGAACTACTATATCAGTAGGTGTATTTTCTTCTTTACCTCAATGGGCAGAAGGAAATATTATTGAGATTGATGGTACAGAATATGATGTATTATTAAATAATCCAAACAATAACTATGAATGTTATGTAGTTGGAGATGTATCATGGTCAGGTACACAAGAAGTACGATTCAAGGAAAGATATATTCGTCTTCCTACAGATTGTGTGGCATTGTTACAAGCTGGCCGAAGATCAATGGAGATTGCTCCTACAGATGTAGGGAGATTTATTCCGTTGACAAGATTCGAGGATGAATACTACAACTTGCCATTGGATGAAGTGAACATTCCTAACTACTGGATTATGCAAGATGATTTTATGTTGACTGCTCCGACAGCAGCACCAACTGTTTCTGCATCATCTACGACTCCAGGTCAAGGAGTGAGGACAGTACGTGTTGCCCAAACATATGTTCAGTATGGAAAGAATGGTAAGATTTCAGAAGTAGAATCTGCATTGTCTGCATTTTCCAGTGAGATTACATTGGCCGATGATGAAGTGTTGAACATAACATATCCAGCATTGCCATCGACAAAGCCTTATGGTAGACGCATTTATATTGTAGATGCAAGTGATACTCCCAGTTTTGAGGGAGTATACCGAGTTGATCAAGTTGATCCTGGATTCAATGGTTCACAGACAACAGCATTTACATTGGATGATTTTGAGAATGGCATCTTTGTTTTGGATAATGTTCGATACGAGTATCCTGAAGGTTACAGACAGACTGTTAGATTGTATCCAAGACAGAGTGAGGACTTTGAGATTTCATTCCGATACATATACATACCTGCAAGATTACAAGAGGATACAGATACACCTGAGCTTCCTCCATCGCATCATCTTGTATTGGCCTACGCCTGTTTGATGGATGTTCTTACAAAACATGATAACAACACATTAGCAGGAATATACAGACGTAAGTATGAAGACGAAGTTGTAAAGCTGGAGCAAAGATTTCTTACACAAAAGCCTCGTAGATTTGTGAAAGGATTTATGAAGGAGAGTGGTGTAGATACTGTTCCGATGTGGACTCCATTGAGACGTATGCCATGAACGATACAAACAATAAAGTAGATGTACTAAAAGGATTGTTTGAGAAGTATCCTCAACCTGCTGATTCTTTACAAGAGATAGTAAATTGGGAGGTTGATCCTTATACAGGAGGATGGACAAACAAGATTGGATATGAGCAATATAAAACAGGAGCATCGACATTTACTCCATTTGGACAACAGAAGATAGATAGCCTGTTTTATGTACAAAGACATCAGGGAGCACAAGATTCTATTTTGTTTGAACAAGGTGGTATTTTGTATCATCTGAATGATTTTGTATCGACAATCAAGAAAGAGGTATTGTCAGAAGACAGAACGATTCCATTATCTTCTGAGGTAGGAACTCAGTATTGCCAAGTGGGTAGATTTATATTGTACACAAACGGTTATGATAGGCCTAGCAAGACAACACTATGGCCAGTTACTTCTTATGTTTCTAGTAGTTATTTGATAGAGTATCCATTGGGATTTGATTCTCTTCCTCCAGCTCCAGTAGTATGGGGAGTAGAAGAAAACCCTGCTTCTGCATTAGTTGGTGGAGATAAAAGTTCGATATGGTTTTATTTATTTGACCCATCAGGAAAGGGATTGGGTATTCCTGAAACAGACAAAGAGAATAAGTATAAATATAAGGTAACATTTGTGAATCATGCAGGTGCAGAGTCACCATTGAGTACAGAGAGCAATACTGTAGAATGGACATTAGCAACATTAACTATTCGTTATGCATTGGTTGTAGAGATTCCAATAGGCAGCAATGATGTGATTGCTAGACGTGTATACCGTACAAAAAACTTTGGCAAAGACACAGGCAACGATGGTGACATTTATTATTTTGTTGCAGAGATTCCTAACAACAGGGATGATTTTTTTATAGATGATGTTCCAGATGCAGCATTGGGATCAGAAGCTCAAAATGATTCTGACTCTATTCCATTCCCATCTATGAAGTGTAGATACTTTGGATTGTATAAGGACTGTTTGTTTATTGATGGTGGCCGAGATAATGATTTGACGTTGTACTACAGCTATCCAGCACAACCTGATAAATATGCAGCGTTGAGCTTTATTACGCTATCACATCGGCAAGGTGGAGGATTGACAGGATTATTTTCCTATTTTAATCATATGTTGATCTTCCGAGAGTACAGCATTGATATAGTTCGCGGTGACTATCCCAACTTCAAAGCTACCAACTTGACGCAATATATAGGCACAACAGCAACGAATACTATTGTGGCTGTTGCCGGATTGGGTCTGGTATTTCTTTCTTATGATGGCATTTACAGAATAAATATAAACCTTGACTATGGTAATCCTGACGTAGATAATCTTACTCCTCACTTACAGGACACATTTCAAAAACTGAATAAGGATTCATTATGTAAAGCAACTGCTGTATACAGCAAGAAGAGACGAGAATACATTGTGCATTTTCCTATTGATGGTAGCCCAGTGAATAACTATGCATTGGTGTATCATACGGATAAGGGTTCATGGTCTACTAGAGAAGGTATTCCTGCAGGTTCTCTTATAGTCAATGCAGGTGGTGATGTATTGTTTGGCATGAATGATGATGCTCCGAACAGTAATGAACAGCATGGCATTATGGTATTATCAAAGAAGAGAGCAGCAGGTTCATCTATTCAAGGTGGAACTATGACAGACAATCTTCCTTTGGTATCGACAATGCGTTCAGCGTGGCTTGACTTGGGAGATCCAGCTGTAAAGAAGAAGATACACCATGTGTATTTATTTATAGCTACAGGAGGTGACCAAGACATTCCTCTTCAATACTACATGGACTTTAACTACAACAGTCAAGAACGTACTACTGCTCTTCGACAACAACGTCCTGACTTTGAAGATCAAGTGGTATATGATAAGGTTCAGCTGGACAATGGAAAGTTTTGGGAAGAGCCATTGATAACAACGATTCGATATGATGTACACAGTGCAGCGTGTTCTCACTTCCAATGGAAAATAAATACACAGGCAGATGTGATTGTGATAGGATATGCCATAGATTTTACAAGTGCAGGTATGCGTGTAATACAAGGTAAGAAGCTATGAAGAAGTGGACAGAGGCATATCCGAGAGACAATGCGATTGTAGACTACAAGCAGTTTAATCAAGGATACAATGCATACAAGTCTTCTTTTAATGGTGGCATTGATAGAACAATGACTCCATCTGAAACCTTTGATAAGGATATAGTAAAGGATAAAGCGTTTCATTATATTGTGATAAAACGCAGAGGTGACATGGATGTTCCTCAGACTGATTCCACAACAGGAACTACTCTTGGTGATTTTCGTGGACTTTCTTATAATACATATGGTGGTGGATGGCTTACTGTAGACGAGATTGATTTAACAGGCATGAAAGATGGAATGATGCACTGGGAGTTTTCTTCTCACATATACAATAATGTGTATCATTCTGATGATAATCCAAAGTCAGTGAGTATTCGATTATTGTTTGATGGACTAGAGGTATGCTCTTTATATCAAGTACCTGATCCAGTTATAACATTTCGCATGGTATGTGACTTTCCATATACTGCATCACCGAATAAAGCTACAGTACAAGCGAGAAGTGTTTCTCCGTCAGATAGAGAGAATGATAAGTGTTTGTTTACTTTATTATCAATGCAGCATTTATTTATTGGTAGGTGGCGATGAGTAGAATAAACAATACAAATCCTCCAGGCAGAGGGAAAGAACTTACAAGCACTGCATTGAATCAAGTCTTTACAGAAGTAAATGATGCATTTCCTATGAATGCAGAGAATGTACGTAATGAGGGATTAGATCAGCCATCTTTTGATTTAGATGCAAATGATGGTAAGTCAGGCATTATTTTGGTTGCAGCAGATGAAGATCAAAATAATAGTTCTATAAGTATAAGCGCTAATACAGAACAAGAGCCTCCATTTATTTCGTCAACAGTTATTCATACTTGGAACTTTTTACAAATATACGCAACTAATCAAATAATGCGTGTGTATTGGCAGTTTGAAAATGAAGTAAGTGCAAATAGTTATGGTTCTCCGATTGATGCAGATACAAATGCAGTTACTTGGCCAGTATGGTTAGAGTGGCAACTATCAAGTGGAGGTGCATGGACTCCTGTTCCGAATCAAAGTGATTTTGAAGACTTGATTCAAACAACAACAACTCCTGGTGGATATGATATTTATGGTGCATCTTCTGATAATACTTATGCAACTACATTTGTTTCTCAAGTATATATACACAGACATAGTGCTACTACTGATTATGATACTCAACCAGCTCGTACTGGATATGGATCATGGATATATAAAGCAGATCAGAACTATGTAATATATGGTTTGCGTTTAATGTGTAGAGGATTGTTGATAAATTTTTTTAATGATAACCCAGATGTAGGAAGTCCTATAAACTCATGGTATTTAGTTCCTAGTAGTGCGTCTGATGCTTATACCATTACAATAGATGCAAGTCACATTGCGTACATGATTATGGAGGAACAATGAGTGTATCATTTCCCAAAGTATGGACAGCAGAGCAGCTGAATGCTTCCGATGTTCGAGGTAATCTTGATGCAATGCAAGACAAACAAAATAAGTTATCCGGTTCAGATTTTGATTTGGCTAATAAATGGATTGATACGCATCACATAATGCAAGGAAGATACTCTTCTACAGAGAACATTACAGTAAATGTGAGTGGTGTATTTGGTGGAAGGAATAATGGTTCCTTCTTGAATAATCTTTCTTATTGTTCACGATGGATAAGTGAAGGTACAGGTGGCAATAGTAGAAAGGTTTACATCCCATATACAAACATTACGTTTGATATACTGCGACCATGTACATTATTTTTTCAATGGCACATGGTACATCAGAGTCAAAGAGATGGTGATGGAACAACAGGACTTACAACTCTCCATGCTGCATTGAATAGTGAAGAGATTACTGGTGGCAATGTTGATCACTTGGTATATGAGCAGCCTAATGGTTCTTCTCATAATGTTTTTGTGGATGGAACAAGAGTCACAAATGGTTTTATATTGAAGGATATATCAAGCCAAGTTCTTCAATATAGTATAGGATTAACAGGACAATCTACTACGGGGAAATGTCAGAATGTAAGCTGGTCAGTATCCGTAGAATGTTTTTATATGTAGGAGAATAGCATGGATCCGTTAACTATGGCATTGCTAGCTGGAGCAGGAAAAGAAATATTAGGAGGTATTATTGGTGGTGTAGGCCAATGGCAAGCAGCACAAGATTTGAAGTTGACTCCTGCACAACTTGCTAGGCTAAAAAAACTAGAACGTTTACAAGGACTGGATGCACTAGGTATGACAGACCCACAACGAGAGCAGTATCGAAGCATGGCATTATCTCCTGTGCAAACAGCAGAACGTGAGGCAATGGCTAGGTTTGGTGCGTCACAACAGATTGCTGACATTGGACAAGGTGCATCATTCCGGCAACAACAAGCATTGGCCGATACAGGTAAGGCAGCAAGAGCAGAGGTATCAAAGGCTGTAGCTGCTCGTGATGCTCAGATAGCAGAACAACAAGCACAACAACTTGCTGCATTAAAAGAACAACAAAAACAACAAAAAGCAATGGAACGTCAAGCAATAATGACTGCATTGGGTGGAGCTGTTGAGGGTGGTCTTGGGGCAATGGAAATGGGTGCAGAAGCAAAAATGGCCAAACAACAATACGAACAAAGTTTAAAAAATATGAGGGAATCTGGAAAAGTTATAGCAGAATCTACACGAAAGATGCTTGGTATTACTCCACAAATGGCAGCAGTAGAAGGCATGAAAGCTACAGATGCTTCTCTTGGTGGCGATGGAAACAGGGCAGTAAGTGGTATGATTCCAGGTAATGAAGAAAGACTAGATCATCAACAAGGATATAATAAACCTGTTCAAGCAGTAGAAGGCATGAGAGCTACAGATGTTTCTCTTGGAGGCGATGGAAATAGGATAGTAGAAAACATGATTTCAAGTGATGAACAACTTCTAGATGAAATGTTGCAGGGTAAAAACTTTAAAAAGTTATTGATGATGTATACAAATCCAATGGGAGCATACTAATGTCTTTTGAATCAGCAAGAAGAATACTTGATGCCTATAAGCAAGACAATGCGAATAGAATCAAGATGGGTATGGAGGCAGCGTATCAAGAGGCACTGACAGCATATCAATCTGAATCTGCTGCAAGGGATGCTGCATTAAAGATTTTGGAAATAGAACAGAAGTCTTTTGATAAGTACGTGAGCAATCTACAGAAGGCACGTAGAGATTTTCTTCGTGGAGAACAGACATCTGTGCGAAAACAGTTGGAACAATCTACAAAGACTGACCAAAAGAATAAGGATATAGAACTAAGAAATCTACGTGGACAACAAAAAGTAGAAGAGAGACGTGCAAGACAACAGGTTTCTGATGCACGTAGACGAGAAAGTATACGTTCAAGAGAAGAACAGTTTGAAGCTTCAACACCAGGTGTAAGGTTTGCTGATCCACAAGAGCAAGCACAATATGAACAAGAACTGCAACAATATGAAGCTGGTCAAGAAGCACAGTTACAAAATGATGCAGAGAATCATGCACAAAAGATTATGTTGGCACATGATTTGATAAATAGTGGCGATGTAGCAAGAAATATAAATGATTTGTCACAAGTGATTCGTGATCCTAGGATGACAGACTATGATGCAAAGACTCAATCTGCAAGATTGGCACAAGCATTAGATCAGATTATTGCTGAATCTTCAAGACAAGAACAGGGGTATGCAACACAATATAATAGAAGCGAATCATTAGCTATTCGTAAGGCAGATTTGGCACATCGTATTGAAACACAACTACGTAGAGCAGCAGGTACAGATGATGCGAGTAATCAAAAAGTAGATACAGTTCTTGGATTTTTATATGCAGTTGATCCTGTTGATCAAACAAATACTTCAGGAGTATTACAAGATGTTGCGAATATATCTCCACAAGATGTTGCTTCTGCATATCAAGATGAAGTAAATGCTTATATAGGTGTTCGGCCAGATAAACCTGAGAGGCCAAGAACAGAACGAGATAGAGTATTACGTAGAGAAAGATTTATTCCATCGGCTCCCATAGGTGATTATATTCCTACTCCATTGTTGGAGAAGCCTGAGATTCAAGAAGTAGATACAGGATACACTTCGAGATTGAGGGATGCTGCTGCTCCTGTATTCAATGCATTACGTGATGATTATCAGATAGACTCACAGGAGGCAAAGTTTTTAAGAGAGTCTGCACCTGCTGCATTGGAAGCATATCGACAACTTCAAGAGGAAGTTATTCGGAATCCTTTGGCTGTTACAGAGGAAGAACAACTATTACTGGACCAGCTTGCATTGAAGAGACAGTTTGATTTAATGTCTCGCAAAAGAGATATAGGTAAGATGCAACCACAGATGCAATCGTATGAAGGAATCCAGCGTAGAGCAGCAGACATTATTGAACCAAGCCAAGCAAAACAACAAGCTGCATTGTCTCCGATGGAACAGAAGTATTTTGCAGTAGAACGTAAGGCATTGGATTTGTCAGAGAAAGACGACAATACTCTTCGTGATATGGGAGCACCTGAGAAGTTTGGTATGTTGATGTATGAGAAGATGTTTGATCCATCTACCAAAACATACAGAGATGGTAAGACGTATGAAAATGTTTTGACAGAAATGGAAAAGAACTTTGAGAATGATGGCGAAGGCCAGCTTCGAGCATTGGCAGCATTTAATAGTAGAGCGATGGCATTGTCACGTGCTTCTGCTCCATTGGTACTGAAAGATGGAAAGAAGAATACAGATTGGTTAGAAGCATTAAAAGCATTGGGTAAGTAGATGGCTAGAACAAGAGACGAAGTACAAGCAGACATTGATGTGCTTGTCAATAGGTTACAAGCTGGTGAGATTGATTTAGCTGAGTATGGCAAACAACTTGGTCCTTTGATGCAGCAGATAAACTATTTGATTTATCAAGAAACTGCTATGCCTATCAAGACATTGGAGGAACAGCCTGAAGTAAAGTCTTTGGAGGCAAAGAAACAGATAACAGGTATGAGTCCATATTCTCCTATTTATAAATATGGATCACAGATAACCCAAGAAGCAAAAAGAGAAGGAGAGGATATATCTCCCGAAGAAGCGTTTGCTCGAGGTAAGGAAAAGTTTGAACGAGAAATACTTCCATCACGATTTACTACAGGAGAATATGAAGAAGTATTGCCAGGTTATATTGGAGTAAGTGATGTTGTTGATCCTGTAAAGGGATTGATACGTGATCCCAAGACAGGACAAGTACGTAAGGCTACACAATGGGAACTTGTAAAAGAGATTCCGTATCGACAACGTAAACAAACAAAGTCACAACAACAGATAGTAGAAGAAAAAGCAAAAGCATCGACTCCCGAAAAAATAATAAAATGGGCATTGGAAACAGAAGTTCCTCCTACACAAGAAGATGAAAAGAGGTTTGTGTTAAAACAAGAACAAGAAGATGAACCTGTAACTGTAGTAGAAACACCATTGGCTACAATGCTTCGTGCAGGTTTTGGTACAGGTTCTGCTGTATTGGCAGAAGGAGTACAGGCAGTCAATGATATGATTGGATGGGCAACAGGTGCTCCTGTATCTACAAGAGAAGGTGCTGGATACAAGAAAACAGAAATGGATATGGTTGGTGGGCAAATGCTTACCAATGCTCTTCTAGGACAAGGTATATTTAATCAACAACAGGCACAACTTCTTCCTCCTGATGAAGATTACAATGGATTAAATGATTATCTAACAGATATAGCACTATTGACTACTATGCCATTTGCTCCTTTGTATAGTCCAAGTGTATTAAAGCAAGGTACATTTAGATCACAAGCATTAGGATTGTCAGGAGAAATAGCTGCTCCTTTAACACCTTTGGGTGAGTTTGCGATGATACCTAAACTATCAGTAGGTGGTGTATTGCGTAAAGGAGCAGGTTCAGTTTTAGATGCAGTAAAACTAAAAGGTATACGTTCACAGATTGATACAGCATTGAATGCTCTTGATGAGTCAAAGACTGTAGCAGACTTGGAAAGGGAAATATATGAATCAGGTCAGACTGTAACAGACAATACATTAAGAGCAAAGAAAGCAGAGTTTGCGGGTGATACTTATGCATCTTCTCAGGCGATTGATGAAGCAATAGAGAATGCAAAAAAGAGTGGTGTAGATGAAATCACTAAAGAAGATATAAATACTCCTGATTCTCTTGTTGTAGAGAGTATGTTTGGTAATAAGAACTCTCTTACATTAGATGAAGTTCAAGATAAAGCAGATAGACTTCGTATACGCTTAGAAGAAACAACAGGAGTAGGCAAAAGAGATTCTACTATTTTGCGAAACCTGAAAGATACAGCTGATGAAGTACGAAAAGTAATACAAACAGGAGAAGCACCTCAGCATAATGCTAGTCTTATTAATAGAGCAATCAATACATCAAAGATGATGAACTTTGATGTGTGGGAAATGGCAGCAGAAGGTGCTGATGATGCGACAAAAGCTCTCTTGGCAGAAGGTAAAGAGTTAATCATTGAGTCTAGTATTAAACCGTTGTCGCCTCAGCAGATGATAGACTTAGGAAATATATGGAAGGAACTAGATAACAAAGGAGTATGGAATAACATTGATGAAAATGTATTTAAGACTCCAAGACATATTTATACAGCTACACGTAATGCAGTTGCTGAGGTTGCTAAAGATAATATGCTTCGTCACTTTACAGACGATTTAATCTATGTGTCTCCTAGAGTTGCTGTACCTGTAAAGAATATACATACTACACTAGGTAAAAAGACTATACAGTTTAATGCATATCAAAAAGAACTTGGTGATTTGATTGATGGTCAGATACTTGATGATGGCACAAGAGCATTGAATCCTGAGAATGCAAAAAATATTTTGCAGTATCAACGTAAAAGTGGTCTTACATTGCCACAACAAGTAGAGCAAAAAGTATTGGAGACAGCAGAGGGAAATGTAGTAGGACTGACACAGACAGAGTTTAAAGTTCTTGAACAAGAAATATCTTCTGAGTTGGCAATGGACTATCTTTGTGGGGTACAGTTGCGTTCAGGTGCACTAACAGCTATGAGAGCAGAAGCACCATTGGAAGCACGTACTGAGTTGTTTGCATCTGGTAAGAATGTTCCTTCTTTTGTGATTGGAGTAAAAGAACTAGATAATGCAATCCGTTTGGCAACACAGGATACAGCAGTTGGCAAAGCATATCTTTCTATTCGTAATACATTTTTTCCGATTACAGATGATCTTCCTGCATCATATCGAAAATTTCAAAATGAAATGTTACAGGCAGAACAAGCTGCTGTTGCACAGGTATCTGAAACATTGACTCGTGGTGCAGATGATCCAATGCATTTTGATAATGTATTGACAGATTATCTTCGTATGGATGAAGAGTTGGAGTTACAAAAGATAAAAGAAACAGCACGAACAGAAGAGGCATTGGGAAAGGTTACTCCTGAAACAAAACCTGATTTTTTAGGCAAAGAAATCAATAGCGAGAAGACAGCAGCACAACGTCAGACACAGCTACTTGCAGATAAGTATGGCCGAGATAATATAAATGAGTTTATGGAATCACAGGGCATTGAACCAACTTATGAAAACATTGTAGATAACATTGCATTTATTGAAGAGAACATGGATGTGGCCATGCGTCAGATACATTTGAAGAATCAATGGGTTACTGTGGTCAATGATTTTTTTCAGACTCCTGTAAAGGGTGGAGACACAGTAGAGTTTTCTTTAAAGCGACTGTGGATTAATGGATTGACTGACATCATACGCTTGGACAAGAATGCTCCATTTTGGTCAGATAACAATATAATGCCATTGACGATGGACAACTATCGAATAGTTATTGAAGAGCTGCGTAATCGTTATGAAGCATTGAAGGGTTATGGTCTTCGTGAAATCAAGATAAGGCCAGGAGCAGAACGCAAAGAAATGTTTGTTTTGCCTTTGTATAAACGAATGGTAGACATACAGCGTAAAGCAAACATGCAAAAAACTATTGATGATTTTTTACAAAATGAACCTGACTTGTTTGTCCAGCTTGGAAGAACATCACAGCAGGCAGTAGGTCTTGAATCAACACAGGCAATAGCAAATCAGTTGAGTACAGAAATTTTAAACATTACAAGCAGAGCAGTACAAGAAGGTTTTTTAACAGAGGATGCTGTTACTGTTGCATTGCATAATATACGACAAGCATTGTTTGATGGTATGATGGCTGACGTATGGAGAATGAGCGATAGAGGTACACAGGAAACATTCTTACAAAAGTATATGCTAAGAATGATAGAACAACAAACTCCTGTTATTGATAATATGGATGATTTTGTTTTGGATATGTATGCATCAGGAGTATTACAGAGCAATACGTTTAAAAAAGTAGAGGCAAAAGTACAAAAGATTATTGATGCAACACACAAAAATATTCAAGAGATAAAGACAGCAAGAGAACTTACAACAGAAGAAGCAAAGATAGTACAACAACTGGAAAATGATTTATATGTTGTTACTGATATGTTTAAAGATCAGTATCTTAATAACCTTACTTTTCGCAATGATGGAGTAATGGATGGATTGTTTACTAGTCAGATACGAGCAGTAAATGATTACATGAGCAGGTATGGAGTTACGTCAGAATCATTAGTTGATAGTATCAATAGACTTGCTCCACGTATTGATTACATGGGTAATAAAAACATTGCTCTTGTTTATGGCATTGAACATGAAAAAAATGTGCAAAAGATACTTGAAATGGCAAAGGATTCAAAGACAGTTCGTTTTTTAAAAGACTTACAAGAGGCTGCTGCGACATCCTATGCAGCAAGATATACTGGCCAGTACATGCTTGAAGTATTATCTGTAATGCGTAGATGGGCAATGGGTGAAATGCTTGGTGGTATTGTTATTCCATCCATGCGTTTTATTGGTATGAACGCTTTTACGAATCCTGTAATCTTTATGACAACGTTGCCAAGTAATATGCGAATCTCTACGCTTGCAGGTTTTACAGGCCATGCTGTTGGTTCGTTAGTAATGCAAGCTCCTGGAGTACAACGATTGACAACAAAGGCATTGGAAGTGCCGATAATACAAAATATTTTTGGTAAGGGTACGAAGTCTAATCGTTACAAGATTGCACCAGATAATGAGATTATTATTTCTAGAGCAGAGGGAGCAGTACGAGATTATACAGCAAAAGAACTACGAGATTTGTCTGAGTATTATGGTATTGAAAGTGGATATATTGATGCGCAGTTTCAGTCTGCACAGTTTAATAGGATACTTATTGGAGCAAAGAAAGATGCAAGTGGTTTTGTTCGTGAAGGATTATGGAATAAAGTAACAGACAATCTTTCTCCGAGTGGTGCAAACTACATGACTGAGTATTCACGTAATCAAGATGCACAGATGCGTAGGTTTGTATTTATAGATGCTCTTATGCAGGGTGATACACCTGCAATGGCAGCTAATAAGGCTAGTCGCAGTATTTTGGATTACAATCTTCTAAAAGGTGCAGAAGCAACAACAATCAAAAAATATATGTGGTTCTATTCTTTCATGCGAACAATGGGTACAGCTGTAATCAACTCAGTGTATACAGCTATCAAGACAGGAAAGACTTCTGTACCATTAAAGTTTTTACAGATGCAGGACAGATTGAATCGTCAGACTATGCGTGATTATGAATCTGCTCAGAATGATACATTGGGCAGAGTATTTGGCATTTACATGGATACTGTGGATGGTACAGATATGTATGCTTCAGGCATGATGAATCCTCAGATACAGATGTTTGACATCATGTCTACAGCAGGAATGTATATGTTACATGCAGCAGATAAGTTGACTTCAGATGAACGTACAATGGAAGCAAAGTTGTATGAAGCAAGTCTGATCTATGCAGACTTGCCTGCTACAGGTGCTGCTATAGGAAAGAAGATAGCAAAGGGCAATCCTATAACAGAACTGCTTCTTGAAATGTGGGATGCAGAGAATGGAAGATGGAAGCCTATGCCTTCTGAGCTGGTATATGCAGCAGAAGAACAAGGCAAGCTACCTGAACTTAAGAAGACTTATGGACTAGTAGAGAGAAGACGTACTGCAGGCCGACCATTGAGTAGAGAAGGAGTGTATTATGATTTTCCCAAAGGAGAAGAAGGTAAACGTAAAGTACGTTTGTATTTAATGCATCGTCTATTGGGATTGACAGCAGCGAATCTTATTGCATATCCGATGGGGTATACAGCGGCACAGCCTAGAGGTATCAAAGAGTTTTGGCGAGGACAGATGTTTGCTGAAACAGATACAATGATACCGTCTCCTACAGGTGAAGGACAGATTCCTATAAAAGACAAGACAGCTTATTTAAAAAGTTTGAATAAAAACAATCTGAATGATATGTCAAGTGCATGGTTCATGGCATATTATACAGGTCTGTTAACTCCAACAAAAACACAATCTGTACAGCGTCAATGGGAATATGGTTTGAAAGCATTGGAACGTGATATAAAAGCAAAAGAGTAAATATGGAACACTATAAACTGGTAGAGTATTTTGATACTTCGGTAGGCACAGCTTTTCATGGTTTTGAGATTGTGCCTTCCAACATAGCGCTACGTTCTCTTCCTAGTTTATATGGTACATTGTCTGCTTTGACAATCTATGGTGACACCAATGCAGGTGCAAATAGTTTGACTGTGCGTATTACAGAGGATGCCAATGGAGATAGGTGCATTATTGGAGACACACAAGTTGGTTTGTGTGAGGGTATTACAACAAACACTAGCACATCATCTATTATAAGGATTGAGATTGATGTGGCAGATACATGGCCAACAAAGGTATGGGTAAAGACAGATACAGGTACTGTAAACATTCGTGAGATAAAAATCACTTGGAGGGTGTGATGGCAATCCCATGTAATGTAGATGCGTTTGGTTCTAGCTCCGGTACGTTTGGTTCTCTTGGTAAAGAGGTAGACTTATCGTCACAAATAGATGGTGTTTCACAAACTTTTGTGACTCCAGATGCGTTTAATACAAACACTTTGGTGGTATATTACAATGGAGTGAGACAAAGAACAGGGGTGGAAATCACTGTGGTCGATGCTCGAACGTTCACAACATCATTTGTACCTGAGACTGGAACTGTATTGGTCGCAGTGTACATTCCATTATAGGAGGCCACATGGCTATTCAACTCGTACGTAATCAGCTTATTGATGCCATTATTGACGTAAATAAACTGGACAATGGAGCAGTATCATACGCTAAGATTCTTTCTACAGACATTGAAACTGATCTTGCTGTATCTGCTTCTTCTTCTAAACTTGCTTCTGCTTCTGCAATCAAAAGCTATGTAGATGCACAAGTACCTGATTCTTTTTCAGGTGGTGATGGTATTGATATCAACACATCAGGTAATCCCGATGTTATTTCTGTTGATCTTGCGACTTCGTCTCCAGGTCTTTACTTTGATACAGCAAAACTTTCTGTACAAGTTAAAGCGGAGGCTGGAGGAACAATCAGTAAGGATGCCAATGGTCTTTACATTGCGAACTCTGCTATTTCAAATGCCAAACTTGCTAACTCTACTATTTCAGGTGTGGCACTTGGTAATAGCTTGGGAGCATTATCTAAGGCAACTAATGGTGGTATTGCAATGACTTCTTATGATGGTTCTGCTGCTGTCTCTGATTTGTCTTTGAACTTTGCTTCTCTTTTGTCTGTTACTGTTGATCCATCTGTTGACCAACTTGCTATTTTACATGATGATGATGGATCAACTAAGTTGGAATCTATTGTTGATTTTGTAAATGCAACAAAAGGCAATGGTTTGACTGCAAGCAATGGTGTTGCATCTGTACTTGCTGATGGCTCTACTCTTTCTGTAAGTGCAAGTGGTGTGAAGGTTGCCGATAGTGGAATCGGTTCTACACAGATTGCTAACTCTGCTGTTACTCCTGTAAAGGTTTCTTTTGGAACACAGGTTGACAACTTTACTGGAAACGGAAGTGCTACTACTTTTGATTTGGCTGTTGCACTTGAATCTAACTTTACTGTTATTCTTCTTTTCCGTAATGGTGTTGCTCTTCAACAAGTACAATCTGCTCCAAGCGGTGTTGATCAGTTTACTGTATCTGCAACTGGTGGAGCTGGTGGTGTTGGACGAATCACAATGGGTGCAGCTCCAACTTCTTCCGATTTTCTTGTAGCGTTCTACGTTGCTTAATAAATAGTAATGTGTTTTTGCTCCCTATGTGTTATTATAATGATGCGTAGGGAGCATTTTTTTTGAGGTCAATATGACAAAAGAAGAATGGGTGAGACATATTATGGGGCAGGGTGGTGCATTGGGCATTGCTTGTGCTGCTTTGTGGTATATCTCTCAACTATATGTAGATCAGATTGGAGCAATGATGCAGCGTTGTGATGATGATAGAGTAATGTATCAACAGCACATGGAGAAGCTATCCAACAAGCTAGACTTAATATCAAATGATGTGAAGGCAATAAAAGATGGGCAAAATAAATAAGGATGCAATGTCTTGTAACTCTCCTAGACCATTGAGAAAGGGAGAACCTGGATATGGAGTAAAGAAAAAAGTTGTGCTTGGATGTAAATCTGGCAGACAAAAGCTCATAAAATATGGTGCTGCTGGATACGAGCATAACTATTCTGACTCTGCCAAGAAGTCTTTTCGTGCGCGGCACAAGTGTTCATCGGCTAGTGATACTTTGTCTGCTCGTCACTGGGCATGTAAAGATTTGTGGCCATCGAATAAAAAAACAAAGAATCCTACTGCAAAAAAGAGAACGAGGAAGTAACATGTGTGATATGTCTAAACCAACTGGAGGTAATATGAAAGCCAAGAAGTCTTCTGATAAACGTTATGAAACAATCAAGCCCAAGAAAGGTGGAATGAAGAAACCATCTGCATCTTTTAAAGGCTACACCTATAAGGATTACTAATGAAAATAAAGATTGAACCTGCAAGCTGGGGAAAGATTTTTGCTCTTATTGCTAAGCTCGTTGCTTATGCAAAGGGCGGATTTACTCCTGAAGAGAAGCAGGAACTTGTGTCTGACTTGCTCGATGTATTGGGTATTCTTGCTGCTGATGTAGGCGAGGATCTCAATGGCCAGGGGTAAGCGTACCATAAACAAAATC